CGTAAGGTGTCCGTCTCATAATGCAAATGTGGGTGGTGCAAGTAACTCGTTCCATATGCCTCGAGACGGAGGAAAGGGCTGGGCGGCAGACTTCACTTTTTCAAGCGCAGCCCTTAAGGTTCCCATAAATATAGTTAAGTTATACCTGGCAGCATGCGAACAATCGGTAGCTAGTGGCGGCGTCATACTTTACCCGACATGGGTCCATGTTGACGTGCGCCCAAAAAGATACCGATCAACCAAGAAATTCCCATGGCCTAGACTTGCCTAAACGTCAAGTATGTGCAAGTATGTAGTCAAACAACAAACAGGAGGCTACTAGTATGTTGCTGTGTGATTTTCATAGGATCGTTGGCGCAAAGATTTTAAAAGAGCACGTGAACCGAGTAAAGGTTAAGTACTTTGACCCTGTGAAGGGAGAAGTTGTTATGTGGATCGATAAGAGCGACGTGCTCAAGATTTACAGATACGCTAGTTAAGCGCTTCGACCAGCCTTTCTTCTAGCTGAAAAACTCGCTGCCTGAGTTGTTCATTTTCAGCCTTAAGCCTTTCAAATTCAATTAAGAACTCAACCGTAGATTGATGGGTTTCGTCACCTTCAGCCGGAATTGTCCACGCTTCCCATTCGGGGTCAGTGTCTTCACGTTTGCTCATATGAAGAGTTTAGCGACGAGAGGAGTGTGTGTCTAGGGTGTGGGGAGATGGCCGACTATGACGGCCATGATGGCGGTTAGAATGGCAACCACTACCAAGGAAATGCCTTAGCGATTGTGGCCTTGTTTGACATAACAGCAAAGACAACCCCAATACCCGCAAGGAAACTTATTGCCATACTTACCCTTTTTGTTATTTCTTGTTTTGTAATTTTTGGGTCAATGTCGACACCTGCCTCCAGACTCTCCTGGAGGTTTTCCCTTGATTGCTTGATTAATGAAACTGTCTTACTAATGTTGCTGGCAATCCTTAGATGGTCTTCTTTCCCGTAAATCTCATATGATGATTGAAACCAGTCTTTCTGTTCTAGCGCCTTTGCCAGTGAAAGCTTTAGCTCGTTATCAAGCCCCTTCACCCTCTGCGATGGTTTAATTTTCTCCATGGCTATTCCCCCTTGATAATTGCAATTAGTTGCTGTTTGTCTTCGTCAGTGATCTGCTCTTCTTCCTTCGCTGCACGGTACATTTCCTCCCGCGCCTCAAACCTACGAAGGCTATCAATAGCGTCTCTTTCTGCTGACATTTGTTGGAATTTCCTAAACTCACTTTCGCCCATACCTGAAAGCGGATTACCCTGAGAGCGCCCCACTATCAGGCCGACAAAACCGGCAACCATCATTCCCATGACCAACATTACAGCCATAACCTGACTATCATAACTCATCTATATCCCCTTTGTTGTTGTTATCCTTATTCGGCCCAATCACGAGCCTGTACCGCGCCACCGGTAGCCTTCTCAAGTGCCACCGCTTTTCTTAGTGAGGGCCGCCTTTTTCGCGACCCCCACCTCGAGATTGCGCAGGGACAAAATCCGTGCTCATCACAAAAGTCCTGAATGGTCATTCCGTTGTCATTGCAATAACTGACCAACGACATGTACGCCTTCGGCTTCTCGTAACGATTCAACGATGCTTTCTCTTGTTCCTGCTTCTTTCCCATAAATAATCTCCAATGCGTCTAGGTTAGGCTGGAGCCCTTTGCAGCAAATGCAGAGCCAACCCAGAGCTGACGCCTTTTCCATAAAATCAACTTGTTCCGGGGAAATCCGGCCCTTCGGCTTTTTTATTTCCCAGAACACTCCTTTGAACTCCGCCGGAGCGTCTAGCACCACGAGATCGGGAGTGCCGCGCAGCGCCCCCATCCTCTTGTACCTTGATGCTTGTATAGCGTCCGCCCGACCGCCCGCGTTCAGAGGTGTATGAAACACGAAAAGCCCTAATTTTCGCATAGCCGTTACAACCCTGTTTTGGATTTGCTCCTCTGTCAGCTCTGAGCTTTTGCTTTTCTTCTTCTTTATCTTCGGTAGCTCTTGCGCCTTCTTTGACGCGTAGAACCTTTCCATTGCTTTCTTGACACCTTTTGTCATCCTCGAAGTCCCTCCAGACTAAAGTTGTCATCTTCCTTTCCTCCTCTTGCTGTTTATATAAAGTAACATCAACTAACGGCATGGTCAACAATCTCCCCCCCAAAAATAGCAGCCGCCTTAACTGCTTCTTCCGGAACGCTTGGAAGCGTTTCTATGCGCTTGATTTCGTCTTCAACTATTCTTATAAATACTGACTTATGAATAGGTGGTGTGGTGTGCGCGTTATATGCAAGAGCCTTCTCCCTTACATATTCGCGCCTCTCATCACCGGTCATTTTTCCTTCTTTAGAAAAATAGATTCGACGAATAAACATATGTAACGCGCTGCGTTTTACCTTTCTTATTTCTTCGGCTTCTTTCCAATAAATGTTTCTATAGTTTTTTTTTGTTGCTTCCATCTGAAGCCGCAGCTTAGCGGGCACAGATGCAAGGGGTTTGTCTGGACCAACAAGCCATGAAACGCGCTTACCGTCCGGAAGTTTACTCGGAGGCGCTAAGACGTATGCAACTCTAACGCTCACGCCTTCTGCCTCCCACATGACATTTAAATCATCAAACGCCTTGAAGAAAACGCACCACTTACCTTCTGTGAAACAAGCCCACGTCTTAGGTATGTTGTATTTATCTTTTAAAGCGTTCCAAGCTTGTATGTCGGATATCTCTAGACATAGGAGAGACGTCCCATTTACGTCGATCGCTATGTTTTGATTGTCTATTAGCTCTTGTCCTATTTGTGGAAAATCCACACCATTCCCTACATGTGACCCTTTTTGCGAACAGTGGGGGTCACCACATGTGCATTCATTATTCGGCATCAGTCCCGCACTCGGTACGACGGGAACACCATTATCCAGGTACCAAGCGTACCATTGCTTTATTATTGTCACTGATCTACCCCCGGAGGTGGCGGCGCGTCTTCCCATACCATCTTGAATTGCTGCGTTGCGGCAATAGAGCTAGCCGCCCCTTCTTCAACAACCTCTGTCTCCTTTGCCTTAGGCTTAGGCTTAGGCGCAGATAGCTTCTTCTTGAGAGCCTCTTTAGCTTCTGTGTTTTCCTTTTTTGGTGGAGGCGTTGAAATCTTCTCGTGGCCCGACATAGTATCAAGCTCGCTTTCATCCAGCATGCCTAAACCGCATATGGAGAGGGTAACCCGTCGCTTGGCCTTCGTTACGCACTTCATCCGGGCGTTAACAAGGGCCTCGCCTCGGAGCTTCTCGCAATTAATCGCTGCGATATCCTCGTCTACTCGACCATCTCTATCAGTAGCCTTTGCATGAACCACAATGCATCCGTCTTCAATGACGTTGCGCGTTATCTCAATTGAGACGCCGTGAATCTTGCGTAGCTGGTCCGTTGCAGACTTTGTAGCATAAAGAACTACACGCCCTTGGAACCGAATAAACTGGAAGGGCCGAACCATTGGGTTCAAGCCAGTGCTTTCACAAAGGCGTTGGACGTACTCTACGCGCTGTTGTGGTTGTAGTGCCGATAGATTGCCGTCTGTTAAGACCTGCTCAATCTGCTCGAATGCTTCTTCTTGTTTTGCTAACTGTCCCATATTATTCCCCTAAATCGATTGTGTCTGTCATTCTTCTTGTTTTCTTGCCGGTCCATTTGACCTTGCCGTAATCCCCGAATGAGATCCCAGCACTCTCTCCAATCCTTGCCTTCAAATTGTTTTTAGCCTCCTCCAGCGCAAGCTTGGCTTCAGCCGACATTTTCTTAGCCACGACGTAATTTGACATAAGAGCCATGTCATCTTCGTCCGCTTCAATAATATCATCTTGGGCTTGCTCAATTCGCTGTAGGTATTTTGAGCACCCCGCGCTACCATCGATTGAGAGCATCTCGTCGGTGTCAATATATTGACGGTGCCAAGCCACCAGGTTGTCCATGACTAATCCCATCTCAGATTCCTCTGGACGCTCGACCAAGTAAATCGTAGGTTCGTTTGGAGTATAGAACCAGCTAGCCACAAAGCATTTGTCTAGCCCGTTGGCATGCATATGAGCCCAACACTGAAGCTTGACGTGTAGAGGGACCTCATCTGTCCACTCCTCACCCCAGAGTTTCTTCTGCTTGAAGCTCGAAACAGTCTTGATTTCTAGCCCATAAGTTTCTTCCCAGTCGGGGCGACTCAGAATGAAATCACATGTATCCCGGAAGCTTACGCCCTCATACTTGAGCACTCGTGTTGGGCATGCGTCGATTTGCAGATCTCCGATACCCATCTCTTTAGATATCTTTAAACGCGCAATCTCCCCAATGGGTCGCTCGAGAACTAACCCCAGAGTCATGGCCATATTCTGGACTTTTGATTTACCCGTGATGTCCATAAACATGTCGTGCTGTGAATAGGGTGCCTCCTCGGAATCGAACCCGTGAATCCAATGAGTGCTGGAGAAATGACCGTCCCTTGGTGGGGGCGTCACTGGTGCATGCCATTTAGATAAAGCTGTGTAAGAAGGATGTGTCATTTAGAACCCTTTGTTGTTGTTTATTGTTTTAATGTATAAGAAACGTCAAGTGACGTCAAGAATATTTAGAAGGGACTTTGATTATTTTCGTTTTTAGATCCAATTGCCTGAACGGTATTCGCATCAATATCGAGAGAGAATTTCTTTTCACCCTGTTTGTTGGTGTATTCGGAGACCTTGAGCCGCCCATCCACTAAAACGGTTGAGCCTTTCTTAAGGTACTCGGTCACAAACTCGGCTTGCTTGCGCCAGCATGTGACTCGATACCAGGTGGTTTCTTCTCCGCCTTTGCGCTTGTCGTTGACGGCGACGGCGAGAGTAGCATAGTTGTCCCCCGCTTTTGTGTAAGCCATTTCGGGATCTCTCCCTAATCTTCCACAAATAATAATTTTTGAATACATGATGTTAATCCTTAGTTAATCGAAGGCCAGTCCATTTGGCCTTTCACGGTTATGTCAAAGTAAACGCCATGGGCGTTACGCGATTTGGGGCGCTTGGAATATTTGCTAAGTGACTCCACCAGTGCCGCGCTAAATTTTTTGTGCGACCAAAAATCGTCATTGCCGCGCAAGGCTAAAAACTTAACAAAAGCTTTATAAGTATCGGTGCTTCGAGAGTCCCCGCCAATCGTACATGCATGCTCAAGGAAATCCTCAACCGGGTTCTCCATCCTAACCAGCTCCATAGCGTGCTTGCTGCTGTCTGGTGGTTTGATGTCTTGGTTGGTTAGCGTGTAGCATGCGCCTTCAAGGGCCCAAGCCAAAATCATAGGCACTTCAGGCTTAATCTCTGCCCAGATTTGATCGAACGATTTTGCGCGTCCGTCAAATCGCTGATGGAACCCAAGAATAAGCAGGCGTCGTTCCCAACCGAAAGAACTGTCTTCGAACTCACTCAATGGATGGTTAGTAGAGAAAACATGGGTGCAAGTGGGATGGATTGTTTGCGGGTTGCCGTATGGCGGGCGCCCTACAACTGCGTCCCTCGCGATAATGCTCTTCAAAAGTTCGGTTCGTTTGAATGAAGTCTTGCTCAGCTCCCCGCAAAAATTAAATCTAGAGTCTTTCAGCCTGTAAATGTAATACTCGCCATTACCGCGCTGCATCATATCGGGGGAAATGTTCGTTGAATGCTGGTGTCCCACTATATTTGCTAAACAGTGGAGCAGTGCAGATTTTCCGTTAGCTCCGCCTCCGAGCAACAGCAATGCCCGCTGAATGGGTGCCCTGGTCATGGTGGCCCCAAGGAATTGCTGTATAGCGTCAATCTTTTCTTGGCCGTCGTGCTCAGGCCAAAGCTCACCAAGGAATTTCAGCCACGCTTTGGGTTTGGTTTTCTTTAGGTCTGGCCATGCGTGTTTTTGTCTCCATTTAGGAGCAGGTTTGTGTGGCTGGATAACGCCGTTCTTTGCCAACCAGAATTTGCTTTCGGTCTGTAGCCCGGTCGGTGCGCTATCAAAATATCCGGGCTGGAGGATTTTTTCATTGGTCAAAATCGCTTGCGCTATTTCTCGGACCTTCCCAAAGCTGAGATTTAGCCGCTTATCTGCGCATGGGGACCCCTCTAGGTGTTGCATTATCCACCCGTGCAAATTGGAAATCTCTTGATATACAGTCCCGTCAAAAAGAAAAACGCTATTACCGTCAGAAACTGGTGATTGATCTGCCCATGAATTCACCACCACCTGTGCTATATGAACTGTCGTCGCTCGCTCAAATACGAAACTCATTTCCCCTCCCTTTACGTGTCCCCAATGATAGCCAGGAAAGTAAAGGCCCGACAAGACGCCGGGCCAAAACGGACCTACTTGTACATTAGTGGAGTATGAAAAGTTGAAAGACGCTGCTTCCACTCCTCGTCCCTGCATAGATTGCAGGTGTCCGTTGCATTCCCTTGCAGGTCCCAATCATCCTGCTGCAATGGCTCCCAGCATGAAGAACAGGAACTGAAACGTACTTCCCTCAAGCCATCAGCAAGCGCAGTGTAAAACAACCGCTCAAGCTGTCGCTCATCCATGTGATTTAAAAGATTGCGAACAGAAGCTCTTAAAGAAAGCTCTTCCACCTGTTCCGCAAAGTTTTCTTCATACTTTTCTGATGTCATTTGATAAATCCTTTGTTGTGTGCTCCCCGCGCCTACAGGGTGCTTGATGTTTGTTATCCTATATATAAACTAAAGCCAAGCGTTAGAGTAAGATTTTGTTCCCGAGCAGGGGCAAAAATACGAAGAGCAACCGCATTCATCTTTTTCTACCTCCTCTATCCGATAGGTGAAGAGCGTTTGGCTGGTATTTTCTCCCGTGTCAGCACAGCGATAAAACACGACCCCATCTTCCTCTTCGTCCTCAATGTCGCAATAAAAATCCCCGTCGTATTTAGTCTTACTGAACACCCACTTTTCAATGGCCGCCCAGTCTTCTAAGGGAAACTCTGCCCATTCGTCGGCGGCATTGATGATGATTACTTTATCCGCCATGTTCAGCCCCGTATAAACAGCCTTCAAAAAATGCCACAGCCTCGAGACCAAAGAGCTCTAAGGATCCATCCCGAAGCTCCACTGTAGACCCGTTTGCTTTCAGGGAGATCATAAGCCCCTTTTCGTTTGCCAGCCGATTTAGAACGCCAGTCATTCTTTCAAGAACGCTTTCGGATGGGTAACCAACTCGATCGGGATTTGCGAAGCCGTCAGAATCCGCCGCTTTTTTGTCTAGATATGTTTCCATAATGTTTCTCCTTTGTTGTGTTGTTACTTGTCTGAGATTCTAGGGCAGAAAACAAAATTATAGCCGTCGCCGCTGGCATTGCCCCCACCAATCAAATCGCCATAATCCCAGCCAAATTTTTTAGCAAAAGCCTCGGCAGCCGCTGCGTGATTGCCAGCGTTCCCAAGCTCATAATCCCAGCTGACCCATAGAACCCCAGCGCATGCCTTGGCTCTTACTCTAGATCCTCTCGAATTAGTTGGTCCGTAAAATTTCGTTTCAATTGATTGCAGTACCATGATTCGGCCTTTTGTTGTGTGTTGGGTCGGTGTAGCGTCCGGAGTATCCGTGCACCGTCCGACATGTCTAGTATAGACCAAAACGTCAAGAGACGTCAAGTACGTTCTTTGGTGGATGTGAAAAAAAGCGAAAAAGGTGCATCCCTACATGTATGATACACTGGGTCAAAGTTATGGGTTGTACTAGGGATTTCTTTCTTAGTGTAGGATGTAGGATAGAAATACTAAAACAGAATATATTAGTATAGTGTAGATTTAAACTTTGGGAAATTACCCTACATTCCGTCATACCCGTCATTGGCTTCTATAAGGGTTCTCGCTTGTACTTGACTTTGTGAGTTCCTCTAGGTCAAAATATCAAAGCGTGACGACGCAAGCTTGCACTAGAGGCGGGTGATATTGATCTACGATTTATTGCACAGAAAGAGGCATAAATTGACTCGTTTCTAGTGCTTTTCTGCGTCATTCGACCCAAAAACCGACGATCCCCGCTCCTAATATCTCAAAACTGACTCATAAATAACTCACAACGCACAGTTTTGGTTCAAACTTGAACCATCTGGCTGCACTACGTTGCCATATGTGGTTGGGAGGGGGGGGTACACCCCCGTCGAGGTACGCCCCGTAATATATATATCCCCCACACACTCCAGACCCCTTACCTAATGACGCAATGCATCATTCCCATTATTTACAGGCTGCTACTTGACTGTACTTTCTGTTTTGGTAAACTAGTTTCAAAGCTCATCTTATGATGATCCTTTTGTTGTGTTGCGGGGGTTGGGGCGCCTATCTAACTCAGCCCCCGCTTTGGCTTCGGTCGTCCTTGGGGGCAAGTATGGGTAAGAACAAGAAATCTCCATTGTCCATCAACTTCGACACCATCGATATAGAGGAAGCAGTTGCCCTTGAGGTTGAGGGTAAGGAAGTAGAGATCAACAAGGAAGTGGACAAGGTTGAGGTATCTCTTCTTCCATCTCTTAGGCACATGATGGACAACGGCTACTCTATCATTGACGAAGAGTTTCACAGGCTAAAGGTAAAGGCCAAGACTAGGGGCCTGGATGCTGCGGACAACAAGAATTTTGCGATGCTGACAAACAGCCTAGTTAAGCTAGCCAACCTTAAGATGAACATTACGGACCAGAACGAACTAGAGACAATGGATGATGAAAGAGTAAATGAGTTAGCTGCCAAGGCCCTTAAAAAGTTGGAGGGCAAGGGTGGAAGATAGTGAATACCAACAGTTCAAACAGCTCCCGGTTAGAATTCGCAAAGCGTATGAGTCAGATGCTCCGTTTGTTTATAAGAGCTGGGTGCAGAGCTATCAGGGTCAAAATCGTGATATACCGAAAAAAGCTTTATCGAAGATGCATAAAGGGGTTATCAAGAGGCTTCTTGAGAATTCTACGACGATTGTTGCGTGCGGCAACACACCGGAGACCGAGAACGACATCTACAGTTGGCTGACTGCTAGGCGGACCTCAAAATTTTTGGTGGTCCACTTTGCATATACCAAAGCCCCGTTCAGAAAATGGGGTCTGGCCAACGCGCTAATGAAAGTCTTTGAATACAAGCAAGGCGAAGCTATATTGGCTAGCCATAAAAGTTACATCATCAAGGAACTGAAACCACGGCACAATATTATGTATGTGCCCCACTTACAGATGCACAACGGCGTCGAGGACTTGGAAAAGATTTATGAGATTGAGCACGGTAATATTGAAGTCTGATTCTAGAAGTGTTGGCGGCCACACCTCGTTTAGTACAACGATACGTGGCCAGGAACACTATGTCATAGAATATAATGAAAAGCTACAAATGGTTGTAGTTAAAACAGATAAAGGTGAGTACATTATTCCACTTACTTCGATCAGCCACATGCAGGCGTGCGAGCAAATAAAACCACAGGTTGCCACACGTAAAAAACGTAGTAAGATTATGAAGAAAGCCGAACCAGTGAGGGAAGCGAGTGCCTAAGAAAAAGGTATATGATGGACGCGCCGTATTGGGCGAATTCATTAAGCGTCAGGGAGAGCTAAAGCCGCCCGAAGAAACGGTTACGGCAAAAAGAAGCTATCCGTGGCGCAAAGGCCTTTTTGATAAGCAACTTGCACTTATAGACGACCCCTCAAAATTTAAGGCCGCCCTTTGTTCTCGTCGGGCCGGTAAAACACACACCTGCTGTTACTACATGATAGAGGCAGCGTTCAAGAATCCGAACTCCATTGTCGCTTACATCGCCATTACTCGCCAGGTCGCTAAGCGTCTTATGTGGAATTTACTTAAGCAGGCCAACCGGCGATATCACATCGGAATGAAGTTCAATAACGTTGAGCTAATCGCTACCCTTAAAAATGGCTCCCAGATTATTTTGAACGGCGCAAATGATGAGGCGGATGTTGATAAGCTTCGCGGGTCTGGCTATCCGCTTGTCATCATCGATGAAGCCGCAAGTTACGGCCCATTCCTGGCTGGCCTTGTTGAGGAGGTCATTGAACCTGCTCTGATTGACTACAACGGAACACTTTTGCTCACCGGAACCCCCAACGCTAGATGTTCTGGTTATTTCTACGAAGCTACGACCAACCCAAAGTATACGTACAAAGTCCACCACTGGACAGTTCTTCAAAACCCGTACATTCCACACGCCCAAGAGTTTTTGGACAAAAAGCTGCAAAAGCGAGGTTGGACTTCAGATAATCCTATTTTTTTGCGGGAATGGTGCGGTAAATGGGTTAAGTCGGAAGATTCCCTTATTTACAAGTATACAGAGGACAATCTCTATGCAGAGCCGCCGGATGATTCTGCTGATTGGGAGTTCGTCCTGGGGGTGGATTTAGGTTATGCAGATGCTACCGCATTTTGTGTTCTTGGTTTTAGTCGCGACTTGCCTGAGTGTTATGTGGTCGATACTTTCAAAGAATCTAAAATGATCCCTACTCAAATAGCGCAAAAAATTGCAGAGCTTAACGAGACGTTTGATTTTGTTTCAATCGTTGCAGATACGGGGGGTTTGGGTCGCTCTATTGTTGAAGAGATACGGCAGAGGTTCGGTATTCCGGTCCAGGCAGCGGAGAAAAAGAAGAAGGCGACATTCATAGAGCTTATGAATGACGACCTCGCTTCTAAAAAATTGCTTATCCCAGTCGGCAATGAAATTCTCCAGGAATGGGACCTCCTCCAGTGGGATGAGAGTAGGCTGAAAGAAGATGGCAGGTTTGAAAACCACCTGTCAGATGCTGCTCTCTATGCATGGCGTGAGTGCCGCCATTACACCTACAAGGCTCCAATAGAGCGGCCCCGCTATGGCACGCCTGAGTATTGGCAGATGGTAGAAAACCAATACATTGGGCAGCTTGAAAAAAACTTATATGGCGATTCTCAGCCGGATGCGTGTAGGATAGCCACAGTTATATCCGAAACCAACTATCACTAGGGGTAACCAATGGAAGATCGAATTTTTTGGTGGCAAGCAAGAGAAGCAGACGCGCACGACTTTGTTTTTGACCTGCTTAATTCAATGCAGCGCGATTATGAGTATGTAACCAGTTTAAACTTGCAGCACTATAGATCTTACAATGACGAGATGGCGGCATCCATCAACCTCACAGGAATATCCAGGCCACAAGGCGCAGGTAAGCATAGGCCAGTTACGTTCAATGTAATCAAAAGTATGTGTGACACGGTTCAGGCAAAAATCGCAAAGAATCGCCCTCGGTGCACCTTTCTAACTTCTGGCGGAGACTTTTCACAGCAAAGAAAAGGAAAGCTCCTGGAGAAATTTTGTGATGGTCAATTTTATAGAACTCGACTTTACGAAAAAGCTCCAGAAGTGTTTTTGGATGCATGTGTTTTTGGGACCGGTGTTCTAAAGGTATATGAGCACAATTCAGACATTCTATGTGAGCGTGTTTTTCCTGAAGAGATTATGGTCTCAATTGAAGAGGCTAAATACAAAAATCCTCGAAGTATGTTTCAGGTAAAGGCTGTCCCTAGGGACGTGCTTACATATACCTACCCTGAGTACGCCGATAGAATTAAGGAAGCGTCCGCATATGAGACAGAGGAGTATAACGCCAACTCAAACGTGAACGAAATGGTTCGTGTTGTAGAAGCATGGCATTTACCAAGTATTGAGGGCGCCCCAGATGGAAGGCACGTGATTTGCTTGGAAAACCTAACACTGTTAGATGAGCGTTATGAACACAATTACTTTCCTTTCATTTTTCTTCGTTGGTCTGATCGTTTGCTCGGATTCTGGGGTCAGGGACTTGCTGAACAGCTTATGGGTATCCAGCTTGAAATTAATACGCTCCTTCAGAATATCCAACAACAAATGCACCTCGCAAAGCCCAAGGTCTTCCTTGAAACCGGCTCGCAGATAGCAGATCATCAGATTAACAACGAAGAGTGGGGTATTATTGATTATGTGGGAAACCCACCTACATTTTTTGTCCCAAAAACAGTATCAGGTGAGGTGTTCTCACATTTAGACAGGTTGTTTAATCGGGCGTATCAGATTGCTGGCGTAAGTGAGTTGGCAGCGATGTCTAAAAAGCCAGCTGGCCTAGAGTCTGCTGTAGCTCTTCGAGAATTTAGCGACATTGAGACTGAACGTTTTATGATTGTCGCTCAAAATTACGAAAACATGTTTTTGGCCGCAGCGCGTCAGATGATAGATTTGGCCAGGAAAATTTCAGAGCGTGGCGATAACTATGCCGTTGTTAGCTCTGGTGATAAGTATATCGAACAAATCGACTGGAAGGATATAGATCTCCGGGAAGAGCAGTATGTCATGAAGATATGGCCCACTTCTCTACTGCCTCAGACTCCTGCAGGAAAGCTGCAAAAAGTCATAGAACTTGCGCAATCCGGAATTATTCAAGATCCAGGAACAATCCTTAAGTTGTTGGATTATCCAGACATAGAAGCGGTAACTCAGTACATGACGGCAGATCAAGACGAGATTGATATGCTAATTGAAAACATGGTGAATAAGGGTGAGTACGTTCAACCAGAACCATATAGCAATTTGGCTTTATCGGTGAAGCGGGTGCAGCAGGCTTATTTACGCGCAAAAATAAACCGTGTGCCCGAGGAACGAATGGCTCTTCTTCGCCGTTATATTGAGGATTGCATGGCGCTAATGACTACCATGGCGCAGGCAGCTCAACCCCCGATGGAGCAGGTCCCCCCTCCTGAAGGGGTTGATGCCGCACTTCCCGACGCGGGGTTACCCGCAGGACCGGAGGAACTCCCCCCTCAAGAACTACAATAAGGAGAAAGAATGGAAATGGCCCAAGATCCTCTTCAAAACACAATTGATTTAGTGAATAACATGATGGCAGAGCAGGAGGCTGCGGCTGAAGCAGAGGCTTCCGAAGAGCCTCAGGTTGAAGCGTCTCCGGAGGCTGAGAATCCAGAGCCAGAGCCAGAAAAACCCAAAATTAATGAAAATCGAGACTTCAACCGCAGATTTGCACAACTTGCGAAGCGAGAGAGAAGCTTTAGGGATCGTCAGGACGAGTTCAAAAAAATGCAAGCAGAGCTTGCGGAGCTTCGTGAAAAATCATCCGCCCCGAACACCGCAGCGCAGGAGCTGGAAGAAATAAAAAGAATTGCAAGAGAGAACCCGGCGCAGCTTTTAGCTAGGCTTGATACAGATTGGGATGAGTTTAATAAGGGCATTCTGGCAGGCAATAAAAACCCAGACGATTATGCTCGAGAGGCGGGCATTAGCAAGCTCATGAACCGCATTGAAGAGCTAGAGAGCAAGCTAAGTAAGCGCGAAGAGCAAGAGGTTGTTTCACGTCAAGAAAGGGCGTATAATAATTTTGTTGACGAAATTAACAAATTCATTGAGACTAATAACGAAGACTTCGAGTTAATACACTCCAGGGGCGAGCAGGGTTTAGTAGCAAACGTAATGCAAGAGCATTACAACTCAACCGGGCAAGTCATGGAGTTTGGACAAGCGGCGCAAATGGTCGAGGACTACCTCGAAGAACAAGCCCGCAGCTACTTTGGCAGCAAGAAAATAGCCAAAAAATACAAAGATTCCTTTGGGAACGAAGCGAAAAGCGAAGCTCCTCGGCAGCCAGATTCAAGGCCGAAAACATTATCAAACTCAGTTGCGGCGGTCGGAACGACCACGGACGGCGAAGTGCACTCTAAGGAAATGACTAGAGACGAGCATAAAGCCTATTTAGCCCGCACGCTGAACTTTTTTGGCGAGTAGGAGGCTGATCTCCTATCGCTTATTAATTCGCGACCAAGGAGATAAAAAATGGCAGCCCCATTGAACCTAAGCACCGTCGATCAGGCGGTAAAGCAGCACTATAAGCCGCTTACAGTTAAAAACCTCGTTTACAAAAACAACCCATTTTACGCACTGGTTCCTAAGTATGAGCAGTTTGGCGGTTTGAATATGCCGATTCCTCTGATCTACGGAAACCCACAAAACGTTTCAGCGACGTTCTCAACTGCTCAGGCTGAAACCTCTACCTCTAGCCTCGGTCAGTTCTTGATGACTCGAGTAAGCAATTACTCAGTTGCCTCTATTACTGGCGAAACCATCAAGGCCACCGATGGTAAAGCAGATGCTTTCATTCGGTACCTTACCATGGAAATTGATGGAGCAATTCACGCATTGGCTCGTGACCTTGCTGTTCAGCTTTTCCGTGATGGTGGTGGTTACATTGGCCAGGTAAACAGCAGCTACAGCTCCGGAACCACAATTACCCTTGCGAACACTGATGAAATCGCCAACTTCGAAGTTGGCATGACCATCCTTTTCGCTTCGGACACTGGCGGCTCCTCCTCTGCAACAAGTGCAACAACTATCAGCTCTATTGACCGAAG